CATTTTAATGGCAAATACAGTAATACAATTAAAACATTCTACATTAACTGGTAATGTTCCATCATCGCTAGCTAATGGTGAAATTTCCATCAACAGTCGTGATGGAAAGTTTTTCTATTCCACTCCCGCTGGTGTAGTAGTAACACACTATCCTTATCCTGGTCCCGCAGGATTAAATCAAGAAATTCAGTTTAATGATTCCGGTGTTCTTGGTTCTGATTCTGGTTTAACATACAATAAAACTACCGATGTTCTTACAGTAGTTGGTGGTGCAATTATTGGTGGTGTTAATGTTACACCACAAATACAACTTGTTTTTACTCAAGCAAACACTCCAAGCCATGTAGCAAACTCGGCTGCTAGTTATGCCAACGGAGCATTTTTAGCTGCTAATAGTGCTGGTGGTGCAGCTGCTGCCAGTTCATATGCTAACTCAGCATTTGGTAAAGCTAATACTGCCGCTATTGCAGCCAATACACCTAGTTTTATTGCTAACTCAGCTGCACTATACGCTAACGCAGCCTTTACAAGAGCAAACAACTCATTAGATGCTAATAACGGCGGTACTGTTACTGGCACAATTACAGCCACTTCGTTTATTACAACAGGTAGTTTTGGTAATATACTAGGTGCAAATACAATATATGCAAACAACTTTGTAGCAAATACAGGGTTTATTCAGTTTGCAGATGGTTCAAAACAATTTACTGCCAATGCTGGAGGTGGTGGTGGCACCACAGATTTTGGTTTTGGTATTATATACACCGCAAACAACAATACATTTGCTAACGCCACAACGGCCAATGCTCAAGTTAATTTTGTAGGCGAATCTGGTGTTGTTGTTTTTGCAAATTCAGTAACAAAAACGATTACAGTAGCTGGTACTCCAGGTGCTCAAGGGTTAACCGTGGACTATGGATTCGTTAATGACCCAATTTATTATTCAATTGATTACGGTTCTTTAGCTTAATTTGGAACAACTATAAATAACTATTATGTCAACACAAGTTCAATTTAGACGAGGTAATACAGCACAGACCAGCACATTTACAGGTGCTACCGCTGAGATTACCGTAGATACAGATAAAGAAACAATAGTTGTCCATGATGGATTAACTGCTGGTGGTTTTCCTTTAGCTAGAGAAAGTTCAAGTAATACTGCTGGTTCTTATGCCAACTCTGCATATGCCACCGCTAACTCAGCACAGTCATATGCTAACTCTGCTTTTGCAACTGCAAACACATCTGCAACTGCTGGCACTTATGGTAACTCTGCATTTGGTGTTGCCAATTCAGCTGCTAGTTATGCAAATAGTGGATTTGCCGTTGCTAACTCAGCATCTTTATATGCCAATTCAGCATTTTTAACTGCAAACAATTCTGCTGGTGTAAATCTAACTCAAAACACCAACATAACAAATGCTGGTACTTACGCTAACTCCGCTTTCTTAGTTGCTAATACTCCAAGTCATGTAGCAAATTCAGCTGCATTATACGCTAATGGTGCTTTCACTAGAGCCAATAATAGTATCAATGCAAATACTGGCGGAACAATTTCTGGTAATCTTGTAATTGCTGGTGCAAACCTTGTTGTTGCCAATGGTGCAACAGAAGTTTTTAATGTAAGAAGTTCAAGCACTTCAGGTTTACCTGCTACATCCAACTCAACTGGTACTGTAACAATTACCGGTGGTGTTGGTGTAAAAGGTAGCATTTACGCTGATGCAGTTTTTGATGGTGGTATTGAAATTATAGCATATGCTAATACTGCTTTCTTAGCTGCCAATACCCCAAGTCATGTTGCCAATTCAGCGGCCAGTTATGCTAATTCTGGATTTGCCGTATCTAACTCGGCTGCATCTTATGCTAATAGTGCGTTCTTATCAGCAAACAATATTGCAGGTGTAAATCTAACTCAAAACACTAATATAACAAATGTTGGAACTTATGCCAATTCAGCATTTCTAACTGCCAATACTCCAACTCATGTAGCAAATTCAGCTGCTAGTTATGCCAATTCAGGATTTGCAGTAGCTAATAGTGGCAGTTCTTATGCTAACTCTGCATTTATTACTGCTAACAACAGTCTTGGTATTGATTTAACACAGAATACAAATATTAGTTCTGCTGCCAGTTATGCCAATTCTGCTTACACAAGAGCAAACAATTCATTAAATGCAAATACTGGCGGTTCAATTACTGGTGATATTTCAATAACTGGTAATTTAACTGTAACTGGTAATACAACTTACACCAATACAAGAACAGTTTTAATTGCAGATAATATTATTACAGTTAATGCCGCAATTGACCAAGCAGCACAACCAGCAGTTAATGCTGGTATTGAAGTTGACCGTGGCGCTCAACCAAATTCTTCGTTTTTATGGATTGAAACTTCTGGTAAATGGGCAGCAAATAATGGTAATGGTGCAATATTCATTGCAGCTGATTCAGCAGAATCTTATGCTAATGCAGCTTTTGCTTCTGCAAATTTAAACAATGGTGTTAATACTACACAAAACACCAATATCACAAACGCTGGTACATATGCTAATGCGGCTTTCTTAGTTGCTAATACTCCAACTCATGTAGCGAATAGTGCCGCTAGTTATGCCAATTCTGCTTTTATAGTTGCTAACAATAGTTTAGGTATTGATACAACTCAAAATACCAATATTACAAATGCTGGCACTTATGCTAATAGTGCTTTTGCAGCTGCCAATGCAGCTACAGCAACTGATACTACACAAAATGCTAGCATTACAGCTGCATTTACCGCAGCTAATGCTGCTTTCTTACAAGCAAATACACCAAGTAATGTAGCAAATTCTGCTGCTAGTTACGCTAACTCAGCATTTGTTTCTGCCAATTCCGCTGGTGTTTATGCTAACTCTGCATTTGCTCGAGCAAACTCGGTTTATTTACCTTCTGTTACTCGTTTAGATGTAACTAATTCTGGTTCAAGCGCTTATTTAATTGACCAATATACAGGAAATAATCCAGAACTTTACATACGAGCTGGTGAAACACTTGCTTTTAGTTTAAATGTAACTGGTCATCCATTTTTAATTCGTGTTTCAAGTGGAGGAACTCAATACAATACTGGTCTTACTCATGTAACAACCACAGGTACTGTTACAACAGGATCTAGCGCTCAAGGTCAAGTAACAGGCACATTATATTGGAAAGTTCCAGCTGAATTATCAGGAAACACCTATGTTTATCAATGCTCAATTCATGGTGGCATGGTTGGCAATATTGTTATTGAAAGACCTAATCAAGCAAACTCTGCCGCTTCTTACGCCAACTCAGCATTTGCAGCTGCTAATTCAGCTTCAGGTGCTACATCTGCTGGTTCTTATGCCAACTCCGCTTTCTTGGTTGCTAATACACCAAGTCATGTAGCTAATAGTGCTGCTAGTTATGCTAACTCATCATTTATAACTGCCAATACGCCAAGTAATGTAGCAAACTCAGCCGCTTCTTATGCTAATTCAGGATTTACAACCGCTAATTCTGCCGCTGCGTATGCTAACTCTGCATTTTCAGCTGCTAATTCAGCTTCAGGTGCTGCAGCTGCCGGTTCTTATGCCAATTCAGCATTTGCAACTGCTAATAATTCTGCTGGTGTAAATCTAACACAAAACACTTCTATAACATCTGCATTTGCTGCCGCTAATTCAGCAGGCATATATGCTAATTCTGCGTTTTCTTTTGCAAACACTATATCTGGTGGATCTGCAATTGATAATGTTGCTAGGGCTTTAGCCAATACAGCAGATATTAAAGCAACAAGTGCTGGAGTATATGCCAATTCAGCGTTTTTAACCGCTAATACTCCAAGTCATGTGGCCAATTCAGCGGCAATATATGCTAATAGTGCTTTTGCTCAAGCAAATAGTGGTGGAGTTACAATTGGTGATGTGTTGGCTCTCTCAATCGCACTAGGATAAATAAAACACCATGTCTAAACCATCAACTCGTGCTGAACTAAAAGAATACTGTTTAAGAAAACTTGGTAAACCTGTCATTGAAATTAACGTGGATGATGACCAAGTAGATGACCGTATTGATGAGGCCTTTAGCTTCTTTGAAGATTATCATTTTGATGGTACTGAAAAAATCTTTATGAAACACCAACTTACGGCGGAAGATATTAATCGCCGTTGGATTTATGCACCAGATGCAGTTACATTTGTAACAGGTGTGTTTCCGTTTGATGATTCTAATGCTTCTATTAATATGTTTGATTTGCGTTATCAGTTACGCTTAAATGACCTCTATGACTTTACCTCAGTAAGTTATGTGTCTTATGAAATTACAATGCAACACATAAGAACTTTACAACTGCTATTTTCTGGTACACCACAATTTAGATTTAATCGCAAACAAAACAAAGTATTCCTTGATATAGATTGGACAAGAGATGTTCAACCTGGCCAATATGTTGTTATTGAATGTTATCGCACATTAAATCCATCTACCATTACCTTAACTGGCACTTGTGCTACAACGGCAGGTTCAAATACGGTAATAGGTACCGGCACCGTATTTGACCAACAACTATTAGAAAATGATTTTGTTAATTTTGGTACAGAATCATTACAGATTGCTAAAATTAATTCACCAACATCCATTATAGTTCGTGGACCAGCTGCTACAACTCAAAACAATGTAACAATGACAGCTGATGGTTACTCAGATGTATTCAATGACCGTTTTCTTAAAAAATATGCTACTGCATTAATCAAGTTACAATGGGGTAATAACCTTAGTAAATTTGCTGGTATACAAATGCCAGGTGGTGTAACACTTGATGGTGTTCGCATTATGACCGAAGCTCGTGAAGAAATTGAAAAACTTGAAGAAGAAATGCAAATTATCAATGTATTGCCTGGCGAGATAATGATGGGTTGATAATGAATGCCTACCAATTTTTACTTTAATCCATTTCCATTAAATCAAATTACCAGCGAGCAATTGCTGGTGGAAGACCTTGTCATTGAGGCCATGCAAATCTATGGCATGGACATTTACTATATGCCAAGAAGTTCTCGTGATTCAGTAGATTTGTTATATGGTGAAGATACATTAAAAACATATACTTCAGCTTTTGCACTTGAAATGTACCTTGAAGATGTTACGGGTATGGAAGGTGAAGGTGATTTTATGTCCAAATTTGGGCTTGAAATCCGAGATGAGTTAACCTTTTTAGTTTCTCGCCGTAGGTTTGCATTTACTGTAAATCAACTTCGACCAAATGAAGGTGATTTGATTTATGTTCCTATGCTACAAAATTTCTTTGAAATTACCTTTGTAGAACATGAAAATGGTCAGGCCATGTATTACACATTAGGTCGTGGTCGTGGCGGAAATGTTTATGTATATGCATTGAAGTTAAAACAATTTGTATTCTCTAATGAAGTTGTTGAAACA